ACGTATATAACATTCAACGTTGTGTGGAAAGAACTTAATCAGTAAGATGGCATTTATTCACCATCAATACGGTAACAACTGGAATTGGGATCCTGTTCTCGGGTATCCCAATCAGAAGGTTGTGTTTGATGGACCCAACAAAATCATTTTTGTTGCAGAAGGTGTCACGGAACTTGATGTGAGGATCGATCTATATTCTGCGTGGAAAGAATGGGTCCAATATTCATCTGAATTTCCAGAATCTGCTGTTTGGTTAAAAGCATTTTCTGTTGTGGGTGGTGACCCGATTACGGATACAGTAGATCTGGGTGTCACATATTTCTTAGAGAACGGGTGGAGGATACAACCTTTTGCTAGAAAGTCACCCTACACATTGACTATTAAAGGCAACATATATACTAGGGAAGCAGGAGAAACTATCAACAAATTTGCAGAAGGTGTTTCTGTTTCCCTAGAAAGATCAAACATTGTAGAACTTATCACTGTAGAAGCACTAGCAACATCTATAACACCGGATGATGTCACGGCAATCGCAAATGCTGCTGCTGATCAAGTGTGGGATGAACTTTTATCAGAACATCAGACAGTAGGTTCTACTGGTGCTAAATTGAAGAGTAACTTGAAGAAAACACATTACATAGCGAGGATATAAAATGAGTGAAGTAGAAAATACGCCAGCAGTTACCGTTGGCGCAAATAAAGATGAAATCGAAGCGTTTTTGGATGCGTTGCAACAATCAAATTTTAATAAAGCAGAAAAACATTTTACTGATATGCTCGGCGATCGTGTAGGAACTGCTTTAGATCAAGCAAGAATTAAGATTGCCGGTCAAGTGTACAATGAAGAAGAACCTGAAGAAGAAGATTCTGAAGAAGAACCCGAAGACGATGTCATTGAGGATGAGGAAGAAGAAGCAGAAGATTAAGTTTGTATAAATAACTAGTAAACGTTTACTGTTAATTTATGAAACTATTTTCAGAGATGAGAAAAAAAATGCCTGCGGGGGAACACGTGTTCTCTAAAAAAGTTAACAGGCATAAAGTAATGATTCATAAAGACAAGAAAGGGTTCTCCGTTTATATTGACGGTGACAAATTAGACACCTATCGTTCTCAGAAAGAAGCAGAGAAGATGGGTCTAGCATTTGCTAAGGAAATGTAAATGAAATTAATGTCAGAATACACTGAGCAACACATCGAAACTATCATCGAGTCTAAAGAAGGTGGTGGGAAATCTTATGCTATTGAAGGTGTGTTTGCACAGGCAGAATCAAAAAACCGCAACGGACGCATTTATCCTCGAGCAATTATGGAGAATGCGGTAGGTAAATATGTTACAGATCAAGTTTCACAAAAGAGAGCAGTGGGCGAGTTAAATCACCCAGAAGGTCCGACCGTGAACTTGGATAAAGTTTCGCATCTCATCACTCAACTTGAATTCAAGGGGAATGATGTGATTGGAAAGGCATCTATTTTAGATACTCCTAATGGTAAGATTGTAAAAGGTCTTCTTGATGGGGGAGTCAGACTGGGTGTTTCAACTCGTGGTATGGGTAGTCTTGAGAACAGAAACGGCACGATGTACGTGAAGGATGATTTCATCCTTAACACGGTTGATATCGTACAAGATCCATCAGCACCCGCAGCTTTCGTTAATGGAATTATGGAAGGTGTTGAGTGGGTTTGGAATAATGGCGTTATCTGTCAGCAAGTAATTGAAGAAATGGAGACTGAAATTAGAACCGCTCCGAAAAAGCATCTCTACGAGACGCAGGTTCGTGAGTTTAAAAATTTCCTCTCGTTACTCAAATCAAACTAAAGGGGTAATACAAATGTCGAAAGATATTAACGTTGAACTTCCTATTGATGACGAATCATTAGAGGAAGAAAAAGCTCAGCAAATGCCTGTCGGTACAGAGGCGGATTCAATCGCTTCCGTAGATAAAGCAGAGAAAGGTGTCAAGAAGCAACAACCTGGTCGTAAAGGCGACAAGTTGAATGCTAAAGACGAACCTTCTGGTAAACCGAAAGCGACTAAAGCAGCAATGGTTAATGCTGGATACAAAGCAATGACTTCTATGGCTAAAGAAGATCTTCAAGATCTTTTGGACGCACTTGAAGTTGAAGAAATCACTGAAGAAGAAGTAGTAGAAGATACTTATGACTTCTCTGATGATCTCAATGCATTGGTAGAATCAGAAGCAACGCTTTCTGATGAATTCAAAGCTAAAACTGCTGTTATTTTCGAAACGGCCATTAAGTCCAAAATTGCGGAGAATGTCTCTCGTTTGGAAAATGAATATCAAGAAAAACTCGAAGAAGAAGTCAACGCTAATCGCGACGACCTTGTCGAGAAAGTTGATAACTATCTTAACTATGTTGTTGAACAGTGGATGGAAGAGAACAAACTTGCTGTAGAACAGGGTCTTCGTACTGAAGTCGCTGAAAATTTCATGAACTCGTTGAAAGACCTGTTCGTTGAATCCTACATCGAAGTTCCTGAGTCCAAAGTTGACCTAGTTGACGAACTCGCTGAACAAGTTGAAGAGTTAGAAGAAAAACTTAACGCACAAATTGGTTCAGTATTAGAAATGTCTGAGAAATTGGAAGCATATCAGCGTGATGCAATTATTGCAGAATCTACGCGTGATCTTGCTGACACTCAGGTTGAAAAATTACGATCGTTGGTTGAATCTTTAGATTTTCAAGACGAAGAAACTTTTGCCTCTAAAGTTAAGACTGTTAAAGAGTCCTACTTCAAGAAGTCTGTTTCTAATGATGTTGAAGAAATCGTAGAAGATTGGGAAGGTGCTGCCGAAGAAACTCAAACCGTTTCTTCTAATATGGATATGTACCTACAAGCCATCAAAAAATCAAACAAAACACATTAAGGGGTAATAAATGCAAATTTCCTACGACAAATTAGTCGAGAAGTGGGCACCTGTATTAAACGAAGAGTCTGCTGGTATTATCCAGGATTCTCATCGTCGTGCGGTAACTGCTGCTATTCTCGAAAACCAAGAAAAAGCGTTCGCTGAAGAACGCGGTATGATGAACGAAGTTGCAGTCGGTAATGCTTTTGCAAACACCGCTGCTGGTGCTAACTCTGTAACTGGCGGCGTTGGTTCTGCTGGTGCTGGTTGGGATCCTGTGATGATCGCTCTCGTTCGTCGCGCAATGCCTAACCTTATGGCATACGATGTATGCGGCGTTCAACCTATGACTGGTCCTACTGGCTTGATCTTCGCTATGAAGTCACGTTATAAGACTACTCGTGGCGGCGCAACTGCTGACACAGAAGCATTGTTCGTTGAACCTCATGTACCTTATTCTGGAGATTCATCTCTCGATATGGACAGTGAGAGCGAAGGCGGCAACCGTGGTCCTTCAGGTCTTGCTGGTGTTACTAACACCAATGCTGGCGCTGGCGATTCATCTATTACTGATGAAACGACTACTGTTTCTGGTTTAGGAACTCCTCCTGCAGGTGCTGGTATGACTACGCAAGACGCGGAATCATTAGGTACTGGCGGTGCTAATCCTGACTTCGCAGAAATGGGTTTCACCATTGAGAAAGCAACTGTAACTGCTCGTTCACGTGCTCTCAAAGCAGAATACACTTTAGAATTAGCACAAGACTTGAAAGCGATTCACGGTCTTGACGCTGAAACTGAATTAGCAAACATTCTGTCAACTGAAATCCTTGCTGAAATTAATCGTGAAGTAATTCGTACGATTAACTCACAAGCGAAAATCGGTGCTCTCCAGGCTAACGTTACTACTAAGGGTATCTTCGATCTTTCAACTGACGCTGACGGTCGTTGGTCTGTTGAAAAGTTCAAGGGTCTTGTTGTACAGTTAGAGCGCGAATGCAACGTAATCGCCAAGCAAACTCGTCGCGGTAAAGGTAATATGATCATCTGTTCTTCAGATGTTGCTACTGCTTTGACTGCTGCTGGCATGCTCGACTACTCACCTGCTTTGTCTACTTCTTTGAACGTAGATGACACGGGTAGCACCTTTGCTGGTGTTTTGAATGGTCGTACTAAGGTTTACATCGACCCATATGCGGTTGCTGACTATGTAACTGTTGGTTACAAAGGTACTAATCCTTATGATGCTGGTGTGTTCTATTGCCCATACGTGCCTCTCCAGATGGTACGTGCAGTTGGCGAGAATGACTTCCAACCACGTATCGGGTTCAAGACTCGTTACGGCATGGCAAGCAATCCTTTCGTAGGTGCTGCTCCTGCTGATGGTTTGGCTGCTGCTCGAACCAATCAGTACTACAGGATTTTCCGCGTCGATAATATCCTCGACTAAGAAAAACTATAAAAAAAACAATAAAAATGTTTTAAGGCGCCTTCGGGTGCCTTTTTTTTATTACAGAATGTATAAATAAAGGTTATGGGCGAACAAATAGAAAACATAAATTATCTTGCACCTACTGGTTTCAAGATTACTATCTCGAGGGAGTTCTATCCTCACCTGCAATATTTTGCACAATCAGTCTCGCATCCAAATATGGATGTTCAGGCAACGGAAACGCCGTTCAAACGTATTGATAACATTCCTCTTATCGGTGATAAAATCAGTGTGGGTGCGC